TTGTCGTTCTAACAACTCTTATACTGCCAGTATAAGACCCTTTTTCCTCTTTTCCCTAACTCTAACCATGTAAGTTTCTGGATAATTACACGTTGTAAACTTTACGCAAGTTTTATCGCACTTGTCAGTTTGTTGTAATCTAAAGGGTTTATCAATATCTTTTTGCCAAAGTTTATCATTAGTCATATTTTCGCCTTATTGTAATTTTTCCGCCCTTAAAAGGTGTTACTTCAAACAAGTCTCTTTTGACAAGTATGACAAACCCTTCTGGGTGTTGATAAAGATCAAAGCCTGATTTTTCTTTACCGTTAGGAATAAATAGAGTATCTTCCATAAGCCTTAAATCACAAGCCTTTCCGGCTCTAATGTTTAACGCTCTATCCTCTATCTTTTTAGTGCCGCCTTCAAGCGTCTGGAAGTTTCTCATACTAGTCTACCTTTCACCTTATAAAATCTTACTACGTGACCCTCGAAATAAGAGATATCTTTGCCTATAGACGTTGCATAAATCAATTCTTCCTGCGCTCCCTCTGAGTCTTTCCAATCAGAAAGCATACAAATAGTATCGCAGACGTCAATCATGGCAAAGCAGATTTTTAAATATTCCTTGTGAGTAAAACCTAAAGGAAGAACTGCCGGATTCATTACTGTGTAATCAAGTTTTTTAAGCACGTTTTCAGCTTCAGCAAACTTTTCTTTATAGTTTACATCGTTAGTGATTGCACCTGATATGTATACTTTTTCTTTCACTTTGACCCCCAAATGTTGTTTTTATTCATACCGTCGAGAATTTCCGAATACTTTTTAGAGTTAAGACCGACCTGGTTACACTCTGAAATTAAATTGTCAATGGTCTGTTTGCGTTCTTTTTTACCGTAATCTGACCAGCTTTTTAATTTACCAAGTATAAATCTATTATCTTTTCTAATTTCATCCGGTATTTCTTCCAGTGTTTTAGCTTTCTTGATACCTTGATCTGTAGCATAGATATAAGATTCAAACCCTGCACCAAGATTCCTTTTAACCATGTCCCTAAACTCTGAGAAAGTCGCACCTTGTTTATATCCCGATCCTTGATAAGACCAAAGACCTGACTTCCAATATTCTTGACATATCGAATGAAAAGCCTTGTTCTGCGCCTGTGTTCCACAAGTTGCATCCTCTAGCGTATACCTACGTCCTACGACTGGCGAGTCATTCTCTGCAAGATACTCGCCATCGGCTGTTATTAGAATTGTCATCAGAAAGGGCAATCGTCGACAAACGGTTCGGATTCGCCTTGTGTTTTTCCAGTCAGTTCTTGCCGTAATTCGTCTTTGCTTTGTATTCTTTCTTTATCGTTGCCGCCAAGCAGTTGAATATCTGTTGCTTTTATCTCGATCTTGCTATGTGCCTGACCGTCTTTTTCCCATCGGTTTTGATGAAGCTCGCCTTGAACAGCGATCTGTTTGCCTTTGGTTAAATACTGATTAAGGGTTTCGGCTGTCTTTCCCCATAAAGTTATATCAAAGAAATTCGCCTCGCCTACCCATTTGTCATCAACTTTTTTTGAAGTGTTTACCGCTATGGCAAACTTAGCAACCGCCATACCTGTAGGAGTGTATTTTAATTCACTATCCCTTGTCAATCGCCCGATTACCGTTACATGATTTAAGTCGTTAGCCATCTTTTACCCCTTATGATATTCTTAAACTTGTTCCACGTGTCAACTGCACGCCTGCAATGATCTCACCATTCTTTAATGCTTGTTTAATATCTGCAGTTTGTAATACGTCCATAGTTTTGAAGTATTTATCGGGAATACTATCCTCATCAATTATATCCAGTGCCTCTGGATTAAGTCGCATTGACAATGTAAACAAACCTACTTTACGGCTGTATCCTGCCTCGATGATCTTTCCGGCTTCATACTGAAGATACTGCTTAATCTGTGCAACCCTGTTTTCAACAGTCTTTTGTTTCTTTGCAAGTCGATCTTTTTCAACCTTAAAACCTTCGGCATCGGCTTCAAGATTTTTAATCAGCTTGCAATAGTTTTCAGCTTTCTGGTCAAAAGTTCCTTCTAGGTCTTTGAGCAGGGAAAGGAAGGCTTCCTGATCGCCTTCGGTTTCCATGTCCATAGATGCAAGCTTTTCATAGTCCTGCATGATTTCATAGAGTTTCATTTTGTTTTCCTTTTTAATTCAGCTAAGGTAAAATCTTCACCCTTTTCTGCAACCATTTTTCTCCAACCTGCTTTTTCGGCTTCGTTGTAAAGCGGTATGTTATTTTCATCAACGGCTTTAACTAACTCGGCAATTTCTTGCATGGTTTTACTTGGTGTATGTTTAGTTTGAATATGCACCGGCTCATGACTCTCAAAGTCAGGGTCTTTTGTATCTTCTGTTGGTATGCAAAAAACTTGCAAACACGCATACTTAAAACCTACAGATAAAGCTTTGTTGCTTGCCTTGTCGCCTGAGTCCATAGCCTCGCCAATTACAATAGCAGATACGCTAGACCCATCTTCAGCAATAAAGTTAAACTTAATTGTTAGAACGGCATAAACTAAACTTCCACCCTTTGCCGTCACCTTATCCTCTCTTTTCATGTCTATAACTTCAGGTACAATAAAAATCTTATTACGGATAAATACCGGCTGTAGTTCATTCATAATTGCATCAATGCCTCTAAACATAAAACCCTGCATAGTGTTTTTTTGTGCCTTTGCAATAGGCTCTATTTCACTCATTGCCTTTGTAATACTTTGATAGATATTCACATTAAATCTCCTAATATCTCCAGAATAAAAGAAGCTAGTAATATCCCAATTATCACCAGCGTCAAGCCATAAACCAGTCTCCAACCTTCTTCTGTTAGAAAATCACGCATTCGGCAGCCTCGATTGTCAAACAATCTCTTGCTTCAATTAATCCCTTTATCATGCCTCTGCACGTAAAGAGCGTATCTTGTAAAGACTGTTCTTCTCTTTGAGTTGTTTGAATAAAACTCTCAATTTTATTCGTAATTCTTTCGTAAACTGTCATTTATTCCTCCTCATAATTATTTCTTTCGCAAGTATCAACTTTTGATCTTATTTGATCTTCAAGCCATTCAAAATCGCCTGTCCATTCTTCTGGTTTTCCTAATGCATTGATGAAATAAGGCTCTTCAGAAAACTCCAATTCATCACCTTCTTCAGGGTCTCCTGGATCACCATTTGATCTATACATAGTTGCTGGTATAAACCGACTTATTTCACCCTTGCAGAAAATTGGATATTCTTCGTCATTGTCGTCGGTATCCATGATTTCCAATTCAAAACGATATCCTTTCATTTTTTACCCCTTTTAGTTTCGTCTTAATTTTCAAAGACTCATCAGAAACGCTTTTGCGTTTGACTTATTAGGTCTGTTACCGTTGACTTTCTCCGATTGCTCTCCGTGCCTTTTGGCGGTAACTGATAACGTTGTCTCTCGCTATCTATAATCATATTATCGAATGTTTGCGTATATGTCAAGCAATATTTGCAAATATTGTACGTTTTTTTACGATTTATTTAAAATAAAAAATATCCTTATTAGTGTATGAAATTGTATACACTTAACAAGAATTGATTATAAAAGGTTTTAATTGTTATATGGTAGATAATTACGATTTTATACAAAAGGCTTGCCTACAGCCCTGTATAATCGTTTGGTGATGTTATAGGATGCCTAAGAATCTGCGAAACTTGTAAACAGTTATACCTATAGAAACAACAATAATAAAAGCAATGATTATGCCTAAAATATCCCTTTGCTGTTTGGTCTTTAATAGTGATAAATCTTTTTTTACGATGTCTTTTTTTTGTTTTTCGATGGTCTCAAAGTCTCTTGCCTTATCAATCAAGCGGTCTTTTTCTGACCTCTCGTATGATTTCTTCAAAACTTGAACCTGTAACCTCTGTTCCAATAATTGAGCGTTCAAGCTCTCCGACTCCGTTGTTAATCTGCTCGCTTGTGTTTTTAATTTCTGTACCTGTAATAGCGAGTTCTGTTTGTCCGCTTGTGATTGTATCCAGATTTTCTCTAGTTGCTGTAGCTCCGGTTCCATTATCCGGTATGACTCTGGGTACAGTCCGGCAGTTAACAAAGCCAAAATTAAACAAACAACACAAAATAATAAAAAAATACGATTCTCTTCGTTTGGTAATTTCATTCATTTAACCGTTCTCTTTCTAGCCGGCTTTCTTACCGCTGGTTTTTCATCCTCTGGATCGCACTCGATACCGCCAAGTCCGATCTTTTCAACCCTGGCAACCTTAAAGAAAACAAGAGTCATTGCTAAAACCAAAATGATACCTATTACTACAACGCCAAAAACTAAAACTAAATCTAAAACATTTTTTCCTAAAAGTTCTTTCCAGATGTCGTTCATACAACCTCCATTAATACTTTGCCTTTTTCTAATTCCCTTGATATTAAACCGACCAGTTTTCTTATTTCTTTTTCTGTCTCTACTCTACCACATCCGTGCGTAGTGCTTGAACTAGAGCAATGAAGTAAATATCCACCATCTAAAACCTTTTTTCCAGTTGGTTTGTCATAACCGCCCTTTGAATCTAAAGACCATGTTTCTACCAACTGACTAGCTGTTGTTCTAATCTTGAAAGGTGCAAATATAGGATCACCGCTTGCTTCTATTCCTGTTATTTCGCATAACCCTTTAGGGAACTTTCTAGGCATATAAGGGATTTTAGTTGATTGACCGTTAACGATTGCATAGATAACTTCTTTTGGATCGTGTAATCGTCTAACGTACATTAAGTCAATTTCGTTCCGTACCTTACAACTGACTCTAAAATGTATGCCTTGATATTCTAAGTCTCCAGCGTCTCGGTTCCATGTTATTTTCATTCTGGTACATCCTTGTCTAGTTTTCGTTCAATTCGTTTTAATGACTCTAATATGTGTTTTATATCAGAATTAATTGCTTTTATATCGCCATCCTGACAAGCAGAGAAAGCTTCTAATGACATAACCCTATCTTCTAACTTTGAACATTCGTTTTCAAGATTAGATATAACTTGGTCGGTTTTCCCTTTTTCTCTTACACTTTTTGCCCACTGAGAAGCATAGGCAATAAGAGCAAGAATTGATAATAAATAGCTTAGCAATGTTTCTAAGTTAATTTTATACTCCTATAGTGTTTTTAGCTCTTCCCTCAAAGATACTATATCATTATCTATCGCCTTAACTCGCTCTGTGTCGCCTTCTCGTAAAGGCCTAAGGCTTTTCAGTTCTAGTGCGTTTATTTCGGCGAGTATAGCTTGTTTACGAATAGCATTCTTTTGCTCTTGAGTTGGCTCTGCTGGTTTTGGTTCATCAACCAAGGCTTCTGGATGGTCTTTGAGATAGACTTCTATTTCAGTAAATCTTTCTGTTCCCTTTTCAACAATATCACCACAAAAATCAACTTTGTCAAAGACTATATATTCATTTTCTCTCTTGTATACTTTCATCTGTTTCTCCTTATGTGTATTTTATGGGCGAGATTATTAAAGTAGCCAACAACGATCCACCTGATACTTGAGATATATAAATTGTTCTGTTTTGTAGGCCTCCTAGTGTTATATACATATTCGTTCCGCTTGTTACATGATCGTATAGTGAAGCCGATCCGTTTGTTTCAACACACACAGTAACTCTATCAAAATATGTTGAATTCTCTGTGTAAAAAGCATAAACGTCATACAGTCCACCCGATGCTGAAAAGACACGTCCTGTGGAGACTTCTCCCGGCCATGTAATTACATGAGTTGTAGACACCCCTTTCGGGGCTGGAGGCTGTCCTCCGTTGCCGTCATTAGCGTCTGTCCATATTTTTGTTGGCGAGCCTATTACTAAGTCTGTTATATCAGCTGATTTTTTTACTTGATCTTCAAGATTATTCATCGCCGTAGGACTAAACGCCGTACCTGCGGTTTCTATAACAGGATTATTAACTAATTCTACGCTTGTTGTCGTTTCGTTTGATTTTGTGAATCTGTTTAGAAAAGTACCAACTCTTTCAGCCCAAACCGTCTTTGTATATGCCATATTGTCTCCTAGTTCATTGTAATTGTATAAGTTACAAGGTAACTGATATTTGAGTTCTTTGCAATATTTACAATCGCTCTTGATATCATTAACCCTGTATCCGCTGAAGCTGTGCCGTCTGCAAATGTCCCTATTTCTGTAATAGTGTAATTACTTTCGCCTGCTGCTAAACTTAGTTTGCAAGTGAAAACCGTTGCTGTTTTAGTCTTTGAAGCCGGCGCCTTTCTAAAAACTTCAGTAACCAGCTTTGTATCTGCTTTTGTTGGTGTTGTAGTTCCTGTTCCTGTTGCGATATAATTGATATTTAAGTCATCAACATTAGGTGAGTCAATTGCCTGATTCAAGAATTTCATTATTGCTGTGAAATATCCCTGAGTCAAAAGATTGTGAAAGGTATCATCACTTACTTTTCTATCTGCGATAGTGTTAACGTCAATCTGCGTAAGGTCAACGTCAAGTCCTGTAAGGTCAAAGCCCTCGAATCTGTATTTTCCCTTAAAAGTGCAAGTATCTTTCATTAAAAACTCCTTATGGGACGAAATTCATGAGCACTTATTTTTCGCCCCCAATAAACTTGTCCGTTATCCATTGACACATGATAAGATAAATAAAAGGAATACTCTGTTGACGCCCCATACACATCGTTTGATAAGCCGTTAATTATAGAATTTTGCAAAAACATTTGGCTAAGTTCATCAAGAGAAGGTAAAAACCACCGACCTGAATACTTGCCTCTGAAGTCATAGCAAAGTTTTGCAGCACTTGAGGTATGTCCAGATTGTGCCATTATTGCCAAAGTATTTGATAATCCTGTTCCTATTGCCGTTCCAGTCGTCAAGTTTTGCTCAACATTGCTCCAAATGTTAAGCGGGTCGCTTGTTCCTCCATTCCACCCAGCAGGCGATGCAATTAATCCATGCATACCGCCATCGGTAACATAAAAAACCACGCTTCCATCTTCTAGAACGTCTCCAACTTCATAAGGTAAAACACTTGGCTGAGTTCCAAAGTCTATTGGATAAAAAGGGAATCCTAAAGGTGAATAAGTTTGTGTTGAACTTGGGAATATAGGAATTCCTTTATTGTCAAACTGATAATTTTCTACCGATAACATTATATCACCAATAGACGATGTTTTATAAATGATCGTGTTTTCTCTAACCTTTTTATCTAACTTATTAAAGACAGTTCCATACCTTGAAAAGAAATTCTTGTTTCTAAGTTTAACTAAAACAGTAAATTCTGTTTCGCTAAACCTTGATATAGTTCTTTCAACTACTACGTATTGACCTGTAATACCTAAAGATACATAAGGTTCATCGTCAAAAGTCCACATATTATTTATTTGTGTTGCTACTAAATCATGACACGTTAAACTTATTTCGCTTTCACGCTGTCCAAATTGACTGAGTAAATTAAAAGAAAGAGTATCTGCGTCTTGATATGAATTGATAGTTTCGTCTGTATAGATTCTTTCAATTCTTCCAGATGTTCCAGATAACAAAGCAAGTTCTGAAACTAATTGATCATTTACGTTAGTTACTAAAACATCGTAAAACCCTTCGTACAAGAATGAAACGGTATCGCCATTAACCGGCTTGACTAAGGCATTTGAATTAACACGTATTTTATCAGATCCATAAGTCCATAGGAAGGTTTTAGAAGTATCTTCCTCATCTACACCTGCAAGCCCTACACCAACAGAACCAGCGTTAATTGATGCAAAAGGTGCTTTTGACAAAGGATAGGCTAAAAGCTGTTCCATTTGACCTGTAATCCATGTTAAAGTTCTAGTTTGTTCTGTAGTATCTTCTTTTGCACCTGTTACTGTTTGAACGCTTCTTAAATCCTGAGCCTTTTCGCTCTTGCTCATAGCGGTTATTTTTTCCGGCTTTGTTACTTGTGCAAAGTCGGTTTGATTGAGAAAGTAAAACTTTTTATCTGGAGAAACAAAACAAACCGCACCGATTTCATCCGCTAGTTCTGAAAACACGTCTCCAGCTTTTAGAAAAGAAGCGATATAAGACTCAAAACTTCTAGTAGTTGTTGATATTTGCCCAAGTGTTATTCCCTCAAAGGCAATGTAATTATCAAAGATTGTATCAACTATTTCATGTGTATAAACATCTGTCAAGGATTCCGAAACTAGCCGGTTATTAAAAATAACTTCTGCTGAAGATACTTGTAAAGCGTACCTTCTAACCTCATAACCAAATTCAAATTGAGGAGTATCAACCGACTGAATAATCCCAAAGAATTGTGGTACATCGTCTATAAGTATCTGGCAAGATTCAAGAGTCTGAGGAATGGTATTAGCACCAAGTAATATTTCTACACTAGAGGATGAAATTGATCCGGCTTGCTGTCTTATGTTTATGTCATTTGTAGCAACGTATTCCCTTTCATCCGCACCTATTAAGACTTTAACTGCCATAAGCTGTCCTTACTTGATAGTCGATGTTTTCGAAAACATACCTGACTATCTGTTTACCGTCTAAAACTCCAGTTGCATCAAGTTTAATGTTTAATGTGATTGGCGGCGGTGAAGAACTTCCTGCATATCCTGCACTTGCACGGCTTAACATCATATTACTTTGCTGATTAGTAAAGACCTTTGAGCCTCTTGGCAAGTCAACAAGTTCAGGACCTCGTTCACCAACTATAGATAAACCGCCTGGAGCAAACTGTGTACCGTTTGCAAAGCCAAAGAATTTACCTATATCTTTACCTAGTTTATCCCCACTCTTTTTTATGTCTTTTATACCTTGAGTTAATCCGTCAAAAATATCTTTCATAAACTGTTTGCCTAAATCTGACCCGCCATAAAAGAACCCCTCTATGCTTTTTCGTATACCTTCAAACACAGATTTTATATTTTCCAGTCCTTCGTTTAACGTCATTCCGCTAATCAATGAATCAACTAAATCTATTCCGGCTTGTACTAATTTTAACGGTAAAGTAAAAGTAAGATAAATCATAAACTGACTCATTAAAGTAATTACAGCCCATAATATTTGAGGCGCAGCAGAAACCAAGGCTTGAACAATTAAAGGAATTGCTGAAACTAATGCTACGATTATTTCAGGTATAGCGTCAATTATTCCCGATATTAAAATAGGTAAAATTATTGGCAATGCGTCAACTATAGCCATGAACAAGGTAATTGAAGCTTGTAATAATAAAGAACTTGCACCTATTAAAGTTTTTACCATTTCTGGAAAAGCATCCACTAAAGCCTGAAGTATTATCGGTAAAACTTCACATAATGATTGAACAAGTGTTACAAACAAATCTATCCCTGCCTTTAGTATTAAAGGAGCATTATTAACTATAGTTGTTATAATTCCGGCTATAGCTGTTGCTATCGCTGGCAAAAGCACCGGCAAGGATTGAATTAACCCATCTACCAAAGCTAATACAAGCTTAAAAGCAACGTCTAAAAGCAAAGGCAATTGAGCTAGAAAAGCTACTGCCAGTGTAGTAATTATATAAAAAGCCGTTTCAATCAAAACAGGTGCTTTTTCTTTTATTGTGTCAGTTATACTAATTACGGCGTTCTTAAAAAACTCTACAATCTTAGGCAATGATTCTTTTATACCGTTTAAGAATTCTTCAATTATTAAAACACCTTTATTAAAAAAATTTGCTAATTGTGGTAAATCGTTGTCAAAGAAGTCTTTTATACCTGCAAGCAATCTTTTCAGGCTTTCTGTTATTGCCTTTGGGTCAAACTTTGCAAGCCCTGATATAACAGAAAATCCAGCTTTGAACAACTTCTTTATAATTGCAATTCCTGCAATAACGACAACCCCTACTTGTGAAAATGCATACTTTGTAGCAGCCGTGGCCGTTCTCAATGAGTCCATTAAACCAGATGCAAGGGATTTATTAATTCCTTTTCCAGCTTCTTTAGCTTTTTTCGATAATTCTTCTGAAAGGTCTGAAAAAGCCTTTGAATCTAAAAAGGACGGAGCTTTCATGTCCATATCAGAAAGCTGTTTCTTATATATCTCTAAAAGCCTGTTACGCTCTTCGTCAGCGTCGTTAGAAAGAAGTTTTAAGTCTGTAAAATATTTGATTTTTTCTACTAGAATATCGTAATCTGATTTATATTCTAACATTGCATCTGTTACAATTTTTTGATTCTTTTCTTCTAATTCTGCTGACTCTTTTAAGGCTATC